GATTCAGGAGTTCGGATCGCCTCAGAACGGCATTCCGCCGCGCTCGTTTATGCGCTCGACCATTCAAGAGCAGCGCGAGGCATGGCAGCAGACTTTGGCTCAAGGCGCCAAACGCGTGCTATCTGGTCGCATGACTACTCTGCAAATGCTGGAGTCGTTTGGCCTTAGCGTGGTTGGCCAGATCAAAGAGAAGATTGTGGAAATCACTCAGCCCGCGCTGTCTGCATCCACGATCTATAACCGCCTGAATCGCAAAGACAAGCCGAAGAACACCAGCACTAAACCGCTGGTAGACACCGGAATCATGCTTTCCAGCGTTGACAGCAAGGTAAGCGACAAATGATTCCCGGCGCTAACTTACTTGGCATCGCATTCGGCGCTATTGCTCAGCAGACGATTCAGCACCTATCCGCTATCGGGCGCACTCAGAACGAAGTGGGCGCATGGGTAACTGAATACGCGCAAGCCGTAGACGTGCGCGTGTCTTGGCAGCCTGTGGACGCTAAGAAGTATGAGCAGCTCGGCCTTGATCTAGCTAAGGAATACCACACCATTTGGATGAAGGCGCCTATCTCTGGAATCCAGCGCGGAAAGTCTCCTGATCGATTCATTGAGGGCGCCAAGTTGCATGAGGTGGTGGACGTTAAGGACTGGTACGGCCAGGACGGCTGGGTCGAAATCTTGGTGATTGATATAGGGCCTGCGGAATGACTGACTTAGAGCTTCGCATCTTTGTCCGCGCCCAACTGCTGGCGTTGCTGCCTCTATATGACATCACGGACGTTTTGGTCATCGCCAACAATCAGCCGACCACGGAAGGCCGCAACACGGACGCAGAAAAGGCCATCTATATCAGCAGCCTTGGCGAGTCTCCCGAGGGATGGCAGCAGCGCACCTATACCGAAACGCTGGAAGAAGCCGCGCTAACTCAGTCGCAGACATTCGCCACCACATTGCAAATCATGGCGGCGTGTCAGGAAACAGACACTCCGACATTCCCGCAAGCGACAGATATTTGTCGCGCCGCTTCTATGGCGCTACAATCTAGGCAGTTTGTTGACGCCCTCCAAGCCGTGAATAAGGCAAACGGAGTGCGGCGAATTACTGCGATTCGGAGGCCTTACATCGTGAACGATCAAGGCCAGTTTGAACTGATGCCGTCCTTTGATGTGACCATCACGCACACCGTAGAAAACACAACCACGGCGCCTGTAGTCACTTCGACTCAGGCAGATTTTTACAGGGTCTGAGGGCTATAGCATGCCGATTAAATCCACCCGATACGTCGAGATCACCAGCGCAGTTGCTGGCGCATCCCGAGTTCCTCAACGTGAGCTGATCGGCCTGCGTTTCACCACTGACCAGCGCGTCCCGGTTGGCGCACAAATTGAAGTCGTCAGCGGCGGCGCCGATGATTACTTTGGCTCCAGCTCGCCCGAGGCAGACTTTGCCCGCGAATACTTCGGCTATGTCAGTCCGGCCCCGGCAACTCGCCCGCGCGCTCTGCTGTTCGCTGCTTACGCCCCGACTGGTCGCAAGCCGAAGATTTACGGCTCGACCACTGTTTCCGCGCTGACTGCATTGCAGGCCATCACCGCTGGCACCTTGAGCATTCAGCTTGGCGCCGCCCCGGCAAACCTGACTGGCGTCAACCTGTCTGCCGCTCTGAGCTATGCCGCTGTGGCCACCGCCATTCAAACCGCTCTCCAGGCTGTTGGCGGCGCTCAGTACGCAGCCGCCACCGTTACCTATAACGCCGTTGACGGCATCTTTGAGATCGAGGGCGACACCGTAGCCAATGCAGCTGTAGTTGTCACCAGCGCTGGCGGTCCTAACGATCTTGCCCCGCTGCTGGGCCTGACCCAAGTAGGCCGCATCCTGTCTCCTGGCGTTCTGGCTCAAACCCCGCTGGATGCCTTTAAGGCTGCCGAGCAAGTATCCGATTCGTTCGGCACCTCTAGCGGCATCACTGCGCTGCTGGCCGATGCCACTCCGCTGGCCGAGTACATCGCTGGCGAGAACGTCAAGTACCAGCACTACTGGAGCGTTGACGCCTCTACCGCTGCAACTTGGTCGGCTGCGCTGATCGGCACCGCCTCTAACGGCCTGATCTTGAACCTGACTGCCGGCGAGTACAAGGAAGCTCTGCCGCAGGCAATCGCCGCTAGCGTGAACTACAACCGCCGCAACGCCGTTGTTAACTTCATGTTCCGCAGCCCGCAGATCACCTATACCGCAGACGTGACCAGCGACCTCGGCGCCAATCTGTATGACCCGCTGCGCGTGAACTACTACGGCCAGACTGCTATGTATGGCCAGAACATTTCGTTCTTCCAGCGCGGCTATCTGTGCGGACCTGCTACCGCACCGCTTGATATGGGCGTGCATCTCAATGAGCAGTGGCTGAAATCCCTGCTGGCGTCCAACTTCCTGAATCTGCTGCTGGTCAAAGGCATTGTCCCGGCATCGCAGCAAGGCCGTGCAGAGGGCCTGATTCTGATCAACGAAGCCGCCGAGCAAGCAAAGGTCAACGGCACTATCATTGCCGGGAAGACCCTCACTGCTACTCAGAAGATCGACATCGAAAGCATTAGCGGCGACCCGCTGGCCTTCCACCAAGTCGTCAATAATGGGTATTGGGCAGACGCTCAGATCATCCGGGTAACTGGCCCGTCTGACCTGGCCGAGTTTGTCCTGCAATACACCCTGATCTATTCCGCAAACGAGGGCGTCCGCAAGGTCGAAGGCTCTCACAACCTGATCATCTAAGGAGCGCCAAATGGCAGACGTAAGTGCAATTGGTTCCAGCCTTACCCTCAAGGCGTCCGAAACATTCCCGGCAGGGTTCGCCCTGTCGGCCTTCGCCAGCGATGCAGACCCGTTCAGCTTTGCAGACCGCGCCATTGCGGAAATGGAGCTGGACATTAACGGCAACTCCGTTACCAGAGCGCTGCTGACCCCTATCGAGCTGACAATTAACGTCACCCCGAACACCGAAGAAGCCAATAACATGGCTGTTCTGTTTGAGGCTAACGCAGCAGCTCGCGGAAAAGTGGTTAACCGTGACGTGATCACGCTGACTCAGGTTATGCCCAATGGCGCCACTGCAACCTTGAGTGACGGCATTATCACCAGTGGCCCCGGTGGGTTTGGCACTTCCGCTGATGGTCGCATCAAGTCTCAGGCTTACATTTTGAAGTTCGCTGCTGTGTCCTCGACCCGTCCGCGAATTTGACCGAGTTGCTGGCAGATAGGGTGGCCACCCGACAAGAATCCCGCTCCGATTCTTCTGCCGGCATCACTTTGGAGCAGCTAAGGAGCAAGCTGTGGAACTGATCAAGCCTAAAGAAATCACCATCAAAGACCTTGATGGCCAAGATTGCACGTTCATCATCTCTCGTCTGCCTGCCACTGTTGGGCGCGAGATTCTTGCCAAGTATCCGGTAGCTAATGCGCCCAAGCTGGGCGACTACGGCGTCAGCACCGAAGCCATGAAGTTGATGATGAACTATGTTGCAGTGCCGCGCGAAATGGGCGAGCCGCTGCAACTCAAAACCCAAGCCCTCATTGATAACCATGTACCTGACGGCCAGACGTTGATTCGTCTGGAGTTTGAAATGTTGAGGTACAACACCGATTTTTTCGGCATCGCCGGGAGCCAAGATTTCCTCGGCTCCCTGATCAAAAAGTACCTTCCGTTGATTACTTCAACTCTGATGGATTCTTTGCCGCCATCATTACGGCAGGCTTTGCAACAAGAACCGAACTCAAAACAAGCATAGACTTGGAAGAGGCGATGGACCTTTGGGAAATCGCCACTGTGAACAAGTACAATGAGTGGCTAGCGGTTGAGCACTCTAAGCGCAAGGGCGGCAGATAAGCCATGCTTCTAGATATTTTCAAGATGATTTTCGAGGCCGACACAAAAAAGGCCGAGGAAGGAATCAAGAAAGCCGAGAAATCTACGGAAGACTTGGTAAAGGAATTTTTGTCTGCCGATAAGGCCGCTGAGAAGCTTGGCGGCTCTATCAAGGACATGGCCAAAAATGCCATTGGAGCGCTTGGCGCCGCCTTAGCCGTTGCCTCGACTGTATCTGGGGCGCTTGGTCGGGCTGAGGATATTGCAGCGATTGAGAGCACTAGCAATGCGCTGAATATTGCGGTCGAGGACGTTGATGCATTCGGCAAGGCCATGACCCGGCTCGGCGGCGATGCTCAAGGCGCACGCGACTCACTAACCGACATGGCCGAGTCTATTGGCGAGGCAATGCAGGACGTTGAGTCAGGCCGAGCTAAGACCTTTGCAGCACTGGGCGTAGACCTGCGCAACGTAGACGGCAGTGCGATTAACGCCGCAGAGGGGATGTTGCGACTTGCTGAGTCTGTAGAGGGTATGAGCAAGGGCGAGGCTGTATTCCGCATCAAGGAACTTGGCATCACCGACAACCGCACGGTCGAGGCGCTGTTAAAGGGCCGCAAGGAATTGGAGCGCCTGCTTAAAGTCCAGAAAGAAGCCAACCCATTGACGGCTGAGCAGGTAAAGCGCGCCAAGGAATTGACGGAAACTATGGGGGGATGGAAGAACGCCACAAGTAATGCCGCTGCTCAGTTCTTCGATATGCTGATCCCAGCGCTTACCAAGGTTATCGGCTGGCTAACCAAGATCGTGGATTGGGCGGGCGAGCATAAGGACTTTGTGGTCGGCTTCTTCATTGCCATCGCTGGTGTGGTGGCGGCTGTGTACCTGCCTGCTATGATCAGCGCCGCAGCCGCTACCCTGGCCGCAACCTGGCCCATCCTGGCCATTGGTGCCGCTATCGTCGCAGCCGCAGCAGCCTTTGCGCTGATATATGACGACATCATGAACTTCATCGACGGCAATGATTCGATGATCGGCCAGTTGATCACGCAATATCCGATTATCGGTGACGTGATCAATACGCTTGTTGCTGCCTTCAAGCAGTTGATGGAGTGGGGCGGCGTCGCGTTTGAGTTTCTGAAATCTGGAGCAGCTAGCCTGCTGGAAGGGTTCCAGGCTTTCGGCAATGGAATCATTGCTGTATTTGAGTTCATCGGAGCCATGTGGAAGGCTCAATTTGACTTCATTATGGCCGGCGTTGATATGGTCAAAAATGGCCTAACCAGCGTTGCCGAGTTCTTTGGCTTTGGTGGGGGTGGCGAAGATAGCGTGGCTGCTGCAAACCAGCAGCTTAATGCCGCATCCACTAACCCGATGAACGCTGTGTCTAGCAATGCAATCAGCAACACGGCCAACAACAGCAAAGAGACGAATGTGCAGGTCGGCCAGGTGACTGTGCAGACGCAAGCAACCGATGCGCAGGGCATTAGCCAGAGCGTCGGCGGCGAACTGCAAACTCAGCTCAAAAACCTTGAGGCCGAGACAGCGACGGGGGTAGACCGATGATTAGCGTTGTCTCGATTCTGGACAGTGACAACTATCAAGTTCTGTTCAATGACGCCAGCTTGATGAAGCTGGACATCCTTGACGAAATCAAGGTCACTCAGTTTCAGGTAGAGGACGGGACTACCCGCTCAGACCATACTGTCAGCCTGCCTATCGTGATCAATGGCGCCATGTTGATTAACGAGAATGCGCGGGTAGCGTTTACCAATCTGCGCCAGGCGTACCTAGACAACCGGCTGCTGATCATTCAGACCCGAGTTAATAGTTATCCCTCGATGCTGATCACCGGCATCCCGCACACTGAGACGATTGATAACCTGCTGGGCGTTACCGTCAATATACGGTTTGAGGAATGGCGCACCGTGGCCCCGGTCTATGGTGAGTTGCCGCTAGGGACTACGCGCAACCCTGCGCAGTCGTCCACTGTCAATCGTGGCCAGCAGCAGACCACGAACGCAGACGCAGAGGCTGGAGCAGAGCCGCGCCGGAAGGGCAGTATCCTGTCTGGAGTGTTCAACTGATGCAGCAGATTCAGCTAGCCGCAGTACCCAATCAATCGCTGTCGTTCACGGTTGACGGGAACTTGTGGCAGATCACTATCAAGCAAGCCGTCACCAGCATGATTATGGATGTTGTGGTGAATGATCAGGTGCTCATTAGCGGCACGCGCATTCCTGGCGATGACTTTATTCTGCCGTACCCTTATATCGGCGTGCAGTTCGGCAACCTCATGCTGACCACTGAGCGCAATATGCTGCCTGACTACACTCAGTTTGGCGCGACTCAACAGCTTTTCTACTGGACTCCCGAAGAAATGGAGGCGCTCAGTGGATGAAGTTGACCGCAGGGTTATCCGGGTAGGTATAGAGATTGGTGGCCGAATCAATTTCTACGAGGGATTGCGGGTAAAGGCGAGCGGGACCAAGTACGCTAACCCGTTGCAGAACGACTGCACCGTGACTATCTCCGGTCTATCACAAGCAACGCGCGACAGACTTTTGACGGATACCAGCCCGTTTAACCCGTCGCCAGTTCCAAAGCGACTGATTGTTGACGCTGGCCGCGAGTCATACGGCACTTTCCGCCTGTTTATTGGCGACATAACTAGCGCCGAACCATCTTCCCCGCCTGACGTGGATGTGATCATTAAGGCGAA